CGAGCCCAGATTTCATTCCCGGCACCTTCAACGGCCTTGCCGAGATGACCGATTGCATTGGCAATACCAGCACCAAAGGCATCGACCGGAAGATTGGCCGACATACTTGGTGTGGCATCAAAGCTTGGATTGACATTGGGAACGCCAGTGTATGGGACTTGGCTGCTCATCGACCATACTCCCATTCAGTTAGTGGGTCGGGGGTACCACCCCCGCCAGAAGCAACATTGCCTCCTCCCCAAAGACCAAGCTGATTTCCTTGAAACCATTTACTGGCAACAGAACTGGCTCCTCCGATCAGCGAAGAAACCATTCCAATTTTACCTTCAACTTGTGCATTCTTAGCGGCATCATCATAGCCCTTAGCTTGATTTTCATAGTTTGTTGCTTGGACCGAGAAGTCATATGCAGTCTTTGCAGCTTTTTCGCGAATCGTCTGCAAGTCCATCTGCGAGACAAGATGTTGGCTTTCCTGAACCTGTTTCGCTGAGCCACTGTTAACATCAATACCAGAAGCACCTTGAGCGGCTTTGATCTGTCCGGCCTGCGCAGCCCCAGCGATCCCTTGACGCATGGCTTGTTGTTCGCCAACATCAAGAGAATATTTCTCGTTTTGCTTGGCAATTGCTGCGTTGTACCAAGCCATTGAAGACTGATATTTGTAGGCTTTGGATTTAGCATCGGCGCCCATCACTGAACCAATAGCACCAAGAATACCTTGAGCACCACTGGCAGCCATACCGCCCATAGCCATCATAGAGACTGGATCAGCCATTAAACTCTCCGGATTTCAAAGGTATCGCCAGTCATGGTGGCACCAAGTGATCGCAGCCATTTGGCTGAGGCATCATTAAAGCAATGGCCAATGAGCTTAGGATAGAATTCCAATGCCCTTGCTACAACTCGCTTAGCGTGTCGACCAAGCATTAGCTTGTGATTCTCAGCCTCCGGCATGGTCTGCATCCAGATATAAGCATCATCTCCAAGGAATGTTCGAGGGATAAGCCCAACGATACAAAGCAACTCGTCGCCATAGTATCCAACAAGTATATGACTGGATATTGTCCCAGCATACACCACTTCGGCTTGGAAAGTCAATCCCTTAAGCTGATCGAGGGAGATTTGATAGATTTGACCATTCATCGGCCGGCCTCCAATTCTATCGTAGTGAATAAGCCAAGAATCGTGGCTGGAATTGGATCAGATTGTTGGATGCAGACTTGACCGGGGATTGTATACGTAGGGTCCATTGTAATTCTAGCATCGCCAGTTACAAGATCAGATACGACCTGATTGTCTTGGCCGGTGAGCATAGAAGAAACATTTCCTCGGATGAGGTCTTTGATTTGAACCAGTCGGTTAAAGCTAGACCCAGCATAGAGGTTAAGGGTATCTTTGACTTTAACATCAATCGACACCAAGCGTTTCAGCCGACCTTGAATTGCACCATCGCCAGTATCAATTGCCAGGGTTTGAAGCTTGCAAGTGTACCCAATGCCAACAGTAACTTTGCTTGCGGCGGTTGCCAGTGTGAATTGCCCATTTACAGGCATTGTGAACGGAGGTATTATCTGTCCATCAGCAAGGCCAGTTACAGTCAACCCAGCAAGATGCTCAGCACCACTAAATGTAGTAACAGCCGCCCCAGAATATTGCAGTCCGGCATCGACTGACCAAGCATCGGACACGCCGTTAGGATAGGCTCGTTCAGCGAACCTCTCAATATATTGAACAACATTTCCATTCACAGTACGCTCAACTACTGTATAAACAGCATCGACTGTTCCGGCAAGGTCAGTAGGTTCGGTGACCGAGGTAACTGATTTAAAATCACCTTGTGTTGTATAATGCGTCCAGCCAACGAATTCCTGTTCTTTGAGGAACGTCAACATGACAATGACACCGTCATTGCGAATGGAGTAGACGTTATAAAATGGTTGTTCCGCCCAACACCATTCATCAATGGTGTAGCTGTAGAACAAATGACTGGCGACGGTCGATATATCAGCGCCAGTAAAGGTATTAAAGTAAATATTAAACGCAAGATCGCGAATCGCAGAACCCTTACTCTGTACATAAAGCACATCATAATTCGCTACGATCGGAGGAACATCACTACTACCAACAAATGATTGCGGATTTGCCACCAACGATGAAGGAGTAAGTGCGGCCCCCGCAGTTCCACCATTAACGACCCAAGATGCTTTATCGGTTAAGACAAGCATTCCTGAGGTTGATGGCACCATAGATTTGATATCGTTTAATGTGCCAGATACTAGTGTCGCTGAGATTGAATCATCTGCACGTGTTGGTTGAGAGATATCGAAATTGAAATATGATCCGGGCCGAGAGAGAAAGAATGTCTGCGGCGCACCAAGCAGACCACCAAGGAATAACCGCTGCTGGATGAATCCAGGAACAGTTGGCACACCATTCGATGTAGCACCAAGATATGCTGTTGCAACCGCTGCGCCTGAGGAGAATACAACAGTTGGAGTTGCAGTGAAACCCGCACCAGCGCCAGTCACAATAACTTGACCCACACCCCAAGAAACAGTCGTTGTCGCGCCCGTTCCACCACCAGTTGTGGACACTTGTGCTATTGGATTGGCAGGAACCGAACCTGATGTGATCGATCCTCGCGATACAACTGTCCAAGCTGAGACGGCTGAGCCTGTAATTGAGGTCACCTGTACAATGAAGCCATTACCAAATTGAATCGTGTCACCAACAGCATACCCAGTTCCGCCCGCGGTAACAGGAACTGTACCAACAACCCTAAGCGAGGCAATTGCTGTTGCCGTGATTGTTGGGGTTCCACTGAAGGTTACTGTCGGTACAGTTGTATATGTTCCCGGGGTGTTTACAACAACATGATCAATCCCCGAGCCTATGAAAGGATTCTTTGATATCGGCGGAGTTTGTGTAAAATCCGCTGCAATATTTGAATCAATAAAGGTTGTGTCTTTGCAGGTGCCGATGAATCCATACTGAACACCAACCGGCACCACACCAAAGAATGAGACTGTGGCTTTATATACGTTATATGCAACCGCATTTTGCACAGCATCCCAAGTGATTTTGACAGAACCTTCCACAAGACGAATGTCATAGCCGATACCGGTTGCAGGGCTGGACATAGAAGATTCTTGGCCAACGGTGTCGATAGCAGTCACACCATAAGCATAGTTGGCAAACAATGCGCCCGGTGCAGGGACCGTTGTGATAGCGATCGCGACATTAGTTGGGGCTGAAATAGATGCCCCGATTGAAATTGGAGTTAGCGTCCAATTTGTGGCGGAGACAAGGTTTAAAGTGTATGGTGTGTGATTGGGATGGCACAACACCATTTGATTCACACTCTGCGCGAACTTAATCTGGCGAAGATCGTCAGCTGCGGTGTATGGTGAAGTTATGGTATAGACTCGGGCAGCGGTTCCGCCGGAAGTGTAGGTTCCATAAGCCGTTGAATTGACCAGCACGCCATTGACCGTAGCCAAGGTTACATCATCGCCAGCAACAACTTGGACTTTGTAATATTTCTGGTTTAACTGAGTCATACCAGCAACGCCAGAAATATAAATCCAATCCCCCACGACAAAATCATGCCCCGGAGCAGTTATGACACAAGGATTGGCTTTTGTCGCTGCTGACATATTAAATGCAGACTCTACAATAGGCGAGCCTTGGTAGAAGAATCGAATATAACCATCGCCAAATTCAAGGACATAGCCGACACTAAAGCTGGCCTGAAAGGTGATAAGTCTGACCTGCGAGGAGGATTTATACGCTTGTGTGATATACTCGGTGCCCACTCTGGTGCTAGCACCGCCGCGATAATCAACAAAGAAATTCTCGAGTAGTGCCGCGCCAGCTTTATACTTAGCAAGGTCCACACGCGCAAAGAGATTCGGTGACCATTCACCAGAGTTGAAGCTAGCTTGTGCAACAAGATGCGGCATTTAAGTTTTCCTTAGGCAGGAAGCATGGGCCAAGTCGCACCCCAGTCAAAAGACCAGCCATTCTGGGTGTAGACGTCAAACATATCCGAACCTCGTGTGCGAATCCAATCCGGGGTGACGTCATTAATGGTGAGGCCTTCGTTACCATCGCCTTCACGAGCTTGCATGATTTTTTGGTTGGCGAGTTCGATTGCCATCTTGGCGAGGGTTTTATCGCCAGCGAGTGGTACGCAAATTGTGGCTCCAAGTACAGCCACAAGGGCCTCTTGAAAATCGTCGTCCATCACATTTAGATCGGTGACGTCACCACAATAAACAAGTGTAGCTTGGCTTTGGTCGGTGAGAATTACTCGCTGCGGACTGGCTGAGCCATAGGTAAGATTGAAAGTTGCACCTGAACCAGAACCATCAGTTGAAGCTTGTGCTTGTGGATTGGCTTGCGGAGAGAAATAACTGCCGCCTTTGGGTGTGGCTGACCCGGCGATTTGATTTACCACAGTCACAGTAGCAACTGCCGATCCGCTCAACGTAGCGACTTGAAGTTGTGCGGGCGCCCCGATTGGCGCAGAACCTTGTTGGATTCCGGGAAGGGTTATGATATCTCCAACAGCATACCCAGAGCCACCGACAGCAACAGTTGCCGCAGTTACTGGCCGGAAGATATCAGTCTGAACAGTAAACCTAACTGGAGGCCCAGCAGGAATGCCAACGCCAAAGCCTATCTGAGCAATCGGCGGAATCCATGCAGCATAGATACAATCTACAGGATATTGATATTCATAACTCCAGGGTGGTGACGGTAGGCCGGGGGCCCAAGTCTGGCCTACCGAAACCTGAGAGGAGTTCTCCAACGTCCCGGGGAGGGATGTGATATACACCAGATTCGCCGTTCGCAGCACACAATTCCACGGGGCCATACGAATCAGCCGTTTACGAACAGAATCGTAAACAAGATTGATCTGGATCGCTTCATTCGTGGAATTGTTTGCAAGCTCGGAATCCGTGACTGTAGTCCGGGTGCCGATGACTTGCAGAGCGCGATTGGC